GCCGTCAGGCTCGACAACGAGAAGGCGTCGTGGTTGAAAATCGAAGTGTCCATGTGCAAAATCTCCTTGATGGTTAAACGCGGGCGCGCGGGTTGATGGCCCGCAGCGCCAGGCGGGCCAGGGTCTGTGATGCAGAGTGCGAGTGGGCGCTGGCCTGGTCACTCGCAGAAGATGGAACGGTCGGGTCGATGTCGGCTGGCGGCTGTGCAGCGGACTGCGCCAGCACCGCGCGGGCGGCCTCAATGCCGCTGGCTTGCGCAAAGGGCAAGAGCGCCTCGGCCAGCGCTGGCATGCGCGCGGCATCGCACAGCGTGCGCAGCTCACGCAGCAACCGCGCGCTGACCTGTGCTGCTTCCTGCTCTGCCGCGGCTTGATGGGCGGCGGGCTGCGACTGCTTGATGGGTGTCTGCGCGCGCGCCAACACCTCGTGCGGCACGGCGCAGGCCTCAGCCAGCGCCATAGTCAGGGTAGCAGATGCAGAGGTATCGGCAGCCAGCGGCTCCACCCGGTCGGCAAAGCCCATGTCCACCGCCTCTTGTGCGGTCATCCAGGTGTCTTCGGCCAGCAGCGCTTTGATTTCGTCCAAAGAGCGCCCGGTGCGCGCCATGTAGGTCTCGATCAGCGCGGACTCGAACTTGTCGAGCGTGTCGGCCTCGCGGCGCAGCTGTTCGGCATTGCCGGCCGCCCACGTCCATGGCGCATGCACCATCATCAGCGCATTGGCAGGCATGACGATCTCGTCGCCCGCCATGGCGATGATGCTGGCAGCGCTGGCCGCGATGCCGTCGATGCGCACGGTGACGCGCACGCCTTGTTCTTTCAGCGCGCGCAGGTGGTTGAAGATGGCGATGGCGTGATCGACCTCGCCGCCACGGCTGTTGATGGCGACCCGCACCTCGCGCGCGCCGCTGGCGGCCAGAGCCGACTCCAACTCGGCGATGAACTGCCGATCGTTCAGGCCGAACTCGCCGATGTAGCCGCGAACGGCCACGGCCACGCTTTGGCTGTCGCCGTCAGAAGCCTGTACAGAAAACCATTTGTGCCTTGGCATGCACCCTCTCCACGATTGGGGATGGGTGCATGGTGCCCGTGAGGCCGTCGCGCCGCCTGCGGCGGCTTGTCATCGCTCAATTCGCGGCATTCAGGCACGCGACGCACTGGCTGCGCGCAGCACCTCGAAGCGCAGCTCTTGCAGCATCAATTCGCGGTATCGAACCTGCAACCGCGGCACATTCTGCTCGAACGCCTTGCGCCCGGCCTCCTGCCACTCCACCATCACGCGCTGGACGGGGAAACGGTACTTCGTGGTGCGCTGGTAGAGCTTGCCGGCATAAAGCGGATGGCGCGGCGGCATGAAGGCGCCAGGGAACCGCCGCCCGCCCATGACGGAATAGCCTTTTCCGAGTTTGCGGATGCGGCCCAGCTTGTCCGCTGGCAATGGGTTCAGCCCAAGCCACACCTTGTAGGCGTAGCCGCTGTTGGCGTCATTGCGCCGCCAGCCTTTGTCATACACCTTGCCACGCGAAACCCGGATCAGCCTCTTCGGCAGCTGCTCCTCGTCGCCGACCTGGCGCGACACCTGTGTGTGCATCCACCTGGCGGCTTTGCTGGTGGCTCGCCTCGAGGCCGCCAGCAACCTTGGCTCGCTCAGCGCCGATGCAAACCGGCGCAGCGCTCTGTCGTCAAAATCGGCATACAGCGCCAGCATCACGCGCCCCGGCGCAAGATCAGCGTCCGCCAGCCGTCGGCACGCTCCTGCACGTCGGCAATCGTGTAGAAGTCGCCGCCACGGGCCAGTGTCGCCCCAGGTTCCACATCCGACCCCATGTCGTCCGGGTGCAGCAGCGCCATCGGCTCCACGAGCGGCAGGCGCGCGCCTCCGGCGGACGGCGCATTGTCCGACACCACCCACACCACACGCACCGCGCGCCCTTCGATCGTCACGGGCACGCCAAGATGCGTGCGCACCACGTTTCGGGCGGCTTGGGTCAAGGCGGAAAAGTCTGCGGCCATCGCCATCACTCCGCAGCGTCTGGCAGCACGTCGCGCACGGCGCTGTCCAGTCCAAGCCGCTGCTCGCGCTCGGCGTCGGCGGCGCGCTGTGCGTCCACCTCTTCGATGTCCTGCCCGCGCTCAAGCAATACCTGCGCCCGGCTCTTGAGCCCCGCCTTGATGGCCAGCGCGTCGGCCTGCACGTCTTGCACCGGGTGGATGTAGGCCCATGCCTCTGGAACGTAGTGGGTGCGCATCAGGTCGGCTAGCGCGCGGTTGGATGGCAGCATCCCGGCCAGCACGGCGGAGCGCACCCATGCCTCGCGCACGGGTCGCACCAGGCGCGGCACCAGCAGGCTATGCGTCCATTGCAGCACCTGACGGCGGTAAGCCGTGATGGCCACGCGCGCCGTGCGGTCGTTGATCTGAGCGTAGTCGTCGCTAATCAGGTGGTACGGCACCCCAAGCGCGCTGGCAATGCGGCGCAGTTGCTCGCGGGCGAACATCTCGTACCCCTCGGCCGCGGGCGGCTGTGCGAACTCGACATCCTCGCCTGGTAGCAGCTCCTGCATGGTGCCAGGCTCCAATTTGATCGGATCTGGCGGCGGCGGTGGCGTGTCTTGATCGGTCGTCAGCACCGGGTCTGGCGCGGGTTTGCGGATGAATGCCAAAAACAGGTTGGCGAGCTTTTGCCGCTCGAGCACAGCGTCATCGAATTCGTCCAGGTTGCGCAGCCGCACCAGCACCGGAGCCAGCCACGATTCGCCGCGCAGTTGCCCCGGACGCCGTGCTAGAAACATATGCGCCACACGATCAGCAGGAACGCGCACCGTGTCCATGCCAGATCGGCTCGCCTCGCCAGGATGTTGGCGCAGAATGTGGTAGGCCACCCGGCGGCCAAGCGCATCGAGCTCGATGCCATCGACAATCCGCTTGCCGTCTTCAGTCGTCGTCTCGCCGATTGGCAGATGGTCGGCCTCGATCAGGCGGAGGCGCAGCGGCACGCCGCTGGGTGTGTCTTCCTGCTCCAACACCAGCAGTGCCTCGCCATCGATGATCATGGCGCGCACCGCGGCGGCCTGCAGGCCATACCAGTCTGTGACGGCGTCAAAATCTGCGTCTCGCGCCCAATCCTCCCACAGCGTTACCATGCGCGCGCGCAGGCGATCAGGCAGCGCGCTGTGCGGTCGGCATCCTACGCCGCCAGCCACCAGGTCCGCCACCAACCTATCAACAGCGGCGCGTGCGATGGCGTTGTTGCGGTACAGGTCGCGCGCTCGCAGGCGCAACGATACGATGCCGTAGCTTTGGCTACGCGGACCGATGCCACTTGGCATCCAGCCCGCCAGGCGACGTTGCGCAGCCGCCCCCTCGAACGTCTCGGCCTCGGACTTTGCGGGCGCGCCAAACAATCGGCGCAGAATCCCACCAACAACCATCTATAACCCCTTGCCAGCCTGGTGCGCCAGCAAGCGGCGGCCGCTGCCGCCCGCCAACTGACGCGCAACCTCGTCGCGCAACTGCCGCAACTGGGGCAGATTGACGTCGTGGTATCGCACCACCTGCCCCTCGATGCGCACCTCGGCTACACGCTGGCCCGTGGCGAGTGCCAGAATCGCCTGGTCGATGGCTGCCAGGTCTTCGTGTGTCATGACGCGCCCTTGGCGCTACGTTGCCGCGCTGGCTTGGCATCGCCAGCATCAGGGACGGCGGCCTTTTGCGCCGTTTCCTCAGCCAAATCTACGGCCTCTGCCAGTCCTGCGGCTACCAATTCATGCGCCATTTCCTGCGGCAGGCTCAACAGAGCGCCGCGCTCGTACCTGTCGGACGGAGTGGCGTGGTTTCTCAGCATTCGCACTCGCACCATGTTCGCCCCCAATTTTGTCGGATGACACGATACGATCATTTCTTCCAGCATTGCCTGCGGCGGGTTGACCATGATCCGCATCCATTCCGCCAAACGTCATGGAAAACGCCGCCTGCAGCACATCGCCTCGTATGCGGCGACTGTCACGCCTCAGCCTCGCATGCAGTGCGCGCGCCTGAGCGAAATGCAGCGCGCGGCGCAACGTGCGGACGCTGATACCGAGCGTTTCCGCCGCCTGCTGATGGGATGCCCCAGACCGGATTAGCTCCAACGCCCGCGATGCCTGCCGGATGCGGAAAAATACGCTCAGGTGCGGCACGTGCAGCGTGGTGTCGCCATAGAGCTCAGACAGCGCCAACGCCGCGCCAAACCCTGCGCCTGTTGCCTCGAACAGCCTGGCGATGGAATGGCTGCGCGTCATCGTTCCCGGGATATAGATGTTGACGCCGCCATAGGCAGCAGACAGCACCAGAGCGGCCGCAGGTCCAATGTCATCGGCGAGGTCTGCCCAGGTCTGCGGCACGCGTGCTGATTTCGTTTGCATGGTCACGTCCTTCCGCGAATGCGGCGCACGGGCGCTTGCGCCGTCGCTGGTTTGGTAGTGGCTGAATGCGGGTTGCGCCGCGCCAACTCTCCGTTGGCAGCGCGAGCAGCACGACCAGACAGATCGACGCCGAGGCGAAGCACGGCTAGATTGCCCACCAGACAGTCGAGCGCCTCGTTCCGCGGCCGTATCTGCACCCATTCCTGCACCGGACGCGTTCCGCGGTATTTGGTCACCAATTTTTCCGAGGCAACCTGCAGGAAATACTCCTCGTCAAACGCCGGCTTTCTCGGCCAGTGGATACACCCTGGTCCCCCTTTGCCAGCGTTCGTCAGCGACTGCTTGATGCGTGCGTAGATCAACGCCTTGGCGCTATCGACGCCGATCGGATGAACCACCGTCCCGCCCTTTCGCCGCTTGCGTAACCGCTGCGCTCGCGTGCGAGCATCCTCGACGATCGCCCGCTGCATCCCAGACATGCCCTTGGTCGCATAGGCCCATCGCCGCTGCGATACGAAGGCGTGCACCTGTGGCGCATTGAACCCAGCATCAATCCCAAGCGCATCAATGCCAAGGCCATCGATCTCATCGGCGAGGTCGTCCCAGACCGCATCCATCGCCGTGTCGCCAGGAAGAATGATGTGATCGAAAACCTAGGCCTCTTCCTCCGCGCCCCAGTCGACCACGGTCATCTCGAGCCTGTCTTTTTGGACGTCCACGAACGCGGTGCGGGCCAACACCGGAAGTTTTTCTGGGTAATCCTCACGCAGCGATAGCAGCGACAGTTCCTCGAGGCTCTCTCCTTCCTCGCGCCATGCGAGACCGAGCGTGGTGTTGAAAAACCGTTTGACCTTGGCCGAATCGCCCTGTGAGCTCTTCCATTGAGCCCAAATTTCCGACCAACTGAACCCCATGCCAAGCGGCGAATAGAGGCCGCTCAACGAATACCCATGCACCGGACGACCTGGAAATTGCGGCACCCAGCGCCCGCGCTCTAGCATCTGTGTTTTGTGGCGCTCGTCGATCAGGCTGCCACAGGCCGAGCAGACATACGCAACCTGTCCAGTCTCTTCCAGGTATGCGAGCCCCAATCGGCCATCGTC